AATTTGTAGTAATTCCAACCCAATCTCTTTCTAATGGTGGGTTAGAATCAGAACTGACAGGATCCTTTCCATAAGGTGCATCAACAAAGTGTACTGTACTATCTACAATGTTATAATTACCTTCGATACGAGTAACAACGTCTCCTGAGGAATGAGTTGTCAATCCAGTTCCCATCCAAGGTCTTTGAACAAGAATAGAATTAGTGCTGCCAAAACCAACAACACTGATCTTCATTATTTCATTATTAACTTGAATTAAATCACCCCCAAAGAAAGAGGTAATCCCAGTAAATTCAATTCTAGTGTCTCCACTTGAAATATTTTTAGATAGTGAAGTAGTTACGGAAGTTGCAACAATTGGCGATTGAATGTAATTGTCAATTGCTAATAATACTTTAGAATTTTGATTTCTAGCAAGGAATCTATGGGAAGTTCCAATACCAACAGAAGTAAATTCTAATGTATTTGGTCTTCGTTTTAAAGCATCTTCTGCAGTTGGTGACAGTTTAATTTTACTCTCATTTACTTTGTGAACAAAAACTGTTGTTGGGAGTTTATCAGTATTTCCAATGCCAGGAATTGATGTTGAACCAATTCCAATCGCCATTGTTGTCCCAGCACCAGCATGAGTATAAACTAACTCTTCGCCACTTGTGAAGAAATGATTTGGAAGGAAAATACTATTGTCATCAATATTAATTGTACTGGTAGAATCTCCTGCAAAATATCTTAAGAAAATAGGATCTTGATTGTGGGTGAGATCAAATTGTTTTCTAACTGACTTAGAAGTTCCTTCATATAAACCATTCTCACCGGGTGTTGTTATAGTTGCGTTTGAAACATCAATTGTTTCCTTAGTAACACCAGTTTTGACAAGACCTAATGCATTTTGGAAAACTCTTACTTCAACATCAATATTTGGATTTGCAGTATAAGTTAACTGTGTAGCATTTCCGGTTACTTTTGCACCAATTTGACCCAAAGTACCATTAGTGCTTATATTTGCAAATTCAGTAAAATATGCTGTTGATCCATCATCTACAACTACTACCTCAAACATTTCATAATCATTATTAGTAGTATCTTCAACGCTAACAACATAATATGCTGAAGAGTGATTGCTTAGATATTCTGATACAACTGTTTCGACTGGAGAAGATGAAGATGCGATAGAAACATATCCAGATTTCACTTCTGCAGTTGTTAATACATCAGTTCCAACACCAACAGATTGAGTGCTTGCAATAGAGACTGCTATAGCATTAATCTCTAAATCTGCATTTATTGGCGAATTAAGTTGATAATCAATCATCACATTATTTCCAACGATACGTGGAATGTATGTACCGAGACCAGCTATACCAAATGCACTAAAAATTGAGTTATCCGTTAATTGACCATATTCAATAATATCAACATTTGTTCCGTCATGAAGCAAATTAATTTCATCAAACTCATAATATGAACCATCTGTTCCGCCTATTTGAACAAGAACCTTAGATGCACGATAAGTAGATGCAATACTGACAACATTTGTTGGTCCTGTTCCTCCTTGAGGTATTATTCCTCGATCAGACTCAATTTTTACAATGTCACCCAAAGAAACATTCGTAGTGATACCAATATTATCTGCAATATTAAAAGATACTGTAGAAATATCATAATCATTAACAGTAAACTTATTTGGATAGAATCTTAACTGACCCAGAGATTCAAAAATAGAGAAATCAAAAGAACCAAGATCAATAGCAGATTCTACTCTTCCATATTGATTTAAAAAACCATAATCATTATCATGAAGAAGTGATACTGCCATCATCTGTCTTTCACCAGTAAATCTCTTATCCCGTATAAAGGTGAAATATTTTTTAACTCTTGCAGTAGATAACAAAAACTCTTCTACAATACTGTATTTGGTCGCTCTTGGTACATGACTGAATAAATCACTAAAATCGTCAATAGTAAGAACTCTATTTCCTACAGACTCAAAATAATCAGTAAGAACTCTATTGTCAAACTTGATTTCATTGGAAAATGTACCATTTGCGATTTGTACAGAATTTTCCGATGCTAAATCAAAAGTATGTACACAATTTAAATTGCCAGTTCCAACAAGATCTACAGTTACATCAATTGATGCATCATTTGGATTGATTATTGCAGTTCCTTGCCCATCTTCTTTTGATTCTATTAATAGATCTGAGAATTTTAAGAAACCTGTTGTATGATTAAGTGATTGTACTGGATCATCCCATGTTTGAATAGGAACTCTTGATTTTAGTGCATATGAGAACTGTTGATAATAATCATTATCAGATATTCTCTGCACACTATCATTTAACATTCCAGCGTCATAGATCCAACCTTTATTGACTTTCGTACTAGGACTTACTTTGATGTAAGAATCAAAATCAATTTTTTTAGATACTACAGCTCTTGTGCCTGAAGTTTGTCCTATTATAGTTTCACCTACTGCTAGGTCTTTGTCAGTAGAAATTTTAATGTATTCTGTTTTACTATTCCATTTCTCAACTTTACCTGAGCCAGATTCAGTAAATACGTTTTCTCCTTCAATAAAATTATTCTTTTTAAGTTTTGATGTAAACAGTGGAAAATCGCCTTTTCTGATAACTCTTCCAGAAGAAGCTGCTGCATCAAAAACTCCAGGCATCTCAGTTGCACCGAAGTATTCTTTCAAATTAAAAGTTATAGTAGCAACATTACTACCAAAAGCAGGATTAATCGCCGTTACTTTGAATAAATTATAATCATAATCAGAGGAATTGTAACCCCTACCAGTGCTGTTTGGACCTACACTAGTATTTTCGATTAAAATATCATCTCCAACTCTAAAGGGGAAATTGTCACTGAATACCGTAGCTATTCCTATGACTACATCCTTAGTTGTATAATCTGTGGTTATTGAACTTATACCAACACCATTAGTATTATTAATAGGATATATTGCTGGTTCTACATTATACATTCCAAAAGTATTCTTCCTAATATCAACTTCAGTGCTTCCAAGTTCATACTTAAGATCAAGATCAGTAATAACTTTTCCAGTAAATCCATCGATCACAATAAGATCTGGTGCAACTAAGTAATTCTTTCCAGAAGAAGTAATTCCAATAGAATTAAAAGAAGTTAATGACTCAACCTTAATTATTTCAGGCAAATTAAGTGTCGGTGACATTGTTGGATCTGATGGATAATCAAATCCAATATTACTAAGAGTTTTCTTAGCAATTCTACCGATTGATTTACTTTCAGCTTGTAATATTGCACCTGATCCGTAATCAGATTTAATTGTTGAAATACCAGGTATGACTTCATACTTACTTCCTTTGCTTACAATTTCAACAGAAGATATTGAACCAAAAGATGATAAAGATTTAGTATCATAAAAGATATTTGAATTTAATTTATTGTAGGAATCTTTTTCCGGATAATCGGAAAGATCAAAAGTAAATGTGGTTGAACCAATTCCAGTTATTCTATGATTTCCACTATACCGACTATCGATTAATGTTATTTTATTTGCAGAATGAACATCAGTATCAATTAGTATTTCCTTCTTCACTGAAGAAATAAGATCTTCATTAATATTATCCAATTTATAGAACAAAGTGTTATCAAAATCATTATTAATCTGTAAAGTTGTACTTGCAGATGTATCTACACCAACTTTTCCATCAGATTTTATAACTTCAAAAAATCTTGTTTTCCCAGTTCCATCAAACTTGTGTAGATAATTAATATCTCTATAAAAATTAAGTTCAAATGCGGGATAATTAGTATTTCCACTAGATGAAGATAATGAAGAATCTGATAAATTAAACTTAATTGTTTTATTTTTGTAAACTTTTAAATGTGGATTAACTAATGATAAAGTTCCACCAGAAGCAGAAGTCATATTCACATGATTTGGAATACTTAAATATAAATCAATTTTTGTTGCACAAAGTTTAATTTTATCTTTTGTATATACATCAACATAGTACATTTCATCACTGATTAAACCACCAACTGGAGTGGCAGATGCATAAATGACTTTTTCACCCTTAACTAAACCATGATTTTCTATGAAAATAGAGTCTTCAAAAAGATTTACATCGGAAGCAGTGAAAGTTATCTCACCAAAAGTGCATCTTCTATTTGAATCATTATATTTTACAATAACTTCTTGCTCATCTGTTGGAATATTTGTCAATCTAATATTATTGCCACTTCTTAGTCCATGTGTAGAAGATGTTGATACAGTTACAACATTTTTAGAAAGTTCTCCGACAATAGAAGAATTTAAGGTTGTAAAACTATGATTATTTCCAGATCCAAAATCTCTAAAGAAAAGAAGTCCTGCAGCATTTCCAGTTCCAATACCAACATATTCTCCATTAGTTCCTAGACCAACTTTGACTGTTGAGATTCCAATATGATTATTGTCCAATGCAGTTGCATATAAATTTTGTGTCTGTGGGAGAGCAAAATTTATATTTCCGTTAGATACTGTTATTTCAGATCCACCATGAGTAGAATATTTAATTTTGTCACCAGTTCTAACATTGTGCTCGGGGATATAGATCGATTGAGCGGGAACAAATACTTGTGTTGCTCCAATTCCTGGTAACGAGAAAGAAATTGTCGTACCAATACCCACTCCAGTTCCAGTTCCAACACCAACCGCCTCTGTTGGATCAAAATATAATTCTCTGTTTAACTGGAAAGAATAATCTGTTTTAAATCCAGTATTTACTACAAATTTTCTTGGATCTTCATATAAAACCGTCGATGCCGAATATGCTAATCCAACAGTTGAATTATATTGTCTTAAAACACGGATTCTTTTAGATTTCTTATCAATATTCAATACTTTAATTTTTTCCTGAGTTCCGATTCCTAAAATATCATTTTCTTTGATATTTGGAAATTCTAATGAACCGGAAATATAAAAATATGTCGTTAAACCGGTTACAGAAACTGAATTAATTCCTAAAGTGGTGATAAAATTATCAGTTCGTATTCCAAGGTTATATGATCCTTCTATTTTGGAGAATGATGTATTTAATCCTGAAATATTAGCAATATCAAAATTATTAAATTTATGTGGAAGTGTTGTAAATCCAATTACTTTACCTGAATTATTAATGTTTGCAAACTCAACATTTACAAATGAAGTTGTTCCAACACTAATAGTGTTTACTGATTTTCCAAATACTCTTGATACTCTTGCAAATGCATTTTCACCACCAGATCCACCATTATCAAATATAATTGAATCCAAAGGTCTATAATTATTACCACCAGTAAGTATTCCAATAGAGTCAACACCACCTGTTCTAATATTATCAATATTTACTGTTTGATCTTCAAATTCTGTTGGGTTATAAACATATTCATAAGAACTATTAGAACCTTTTAACTCATAATTTGAAGTATTTCTAAGCCATTCAAATTTATCTAACTTGTAATCTTTCTGATTTGAACTAGACTTGAAGTTAAAACTATTTGGTTCAGATTTAAAACTATTTCCAATAAGATATGGAAATACAGGTCTTTTAAATCCTCTGAAAGGACCATCAGTATCAACTAATCCAGAACTAATCGTTGCAAAGTAAGCATATACCCCATTTGGATAGTCTGGTGTTACACAAAACCTTCCATTATGCTTATCAAGATCTCCAGATCCTTTAAATTCATAATCTTCAATAAAAAATCCTTGTGGAAAATTAGTTAAATTGGGTCTATTTGGTTTAGAAACAGGTTCATATCCAGATTGCATAGATCTAGCAGTTCCACCTTTCGGTGTAGTGTATCCATATGGACCATAAATTGGATTGCCATCATATGCCCATCCAATAATTGGAGAGTGGTCAGATGAAGGAACTTCTTCACTATTGGCAAGTTTTAAATCCCCAACTCCAAATAGATTTGAGTCATCTATAGATTTTAAAACTAAATCAGGAACATCATTAGTGCTATCTGCAGATTTTGCTGTTAAAGATTGTCTTAACTTTCTTGGTGCAAACAAATGACAATACTGTAACCCACCATCATTTCTATCAGATAAAGATATGACACCATCATCTGGTTTAATAGTATTGAAATACTTTTGGAATAAATTAACTGTCCACTTTTGAATGTCTGCAAACATCCTAGCACCTTGACCAGATGCAATAACATCTACTGTGGTTCCAGAAGTATATCCAACTCCACCATTTTTGACTATGACCTTAACAATTTCCCCATTTTCAATTATAGGAACTAATTGAGCGTATTTTCCTTTACCGTTTATAACAAGATTTGGTGGTGAATTATATCCAGAACCACCTCTTACAATCAAAACTTCCTGAATTTGTCCCTGAGTATTAACAATGACCAATAATTGAGCATTTTTTCCACTTCTCAGGGCAAAATTAGGTTGTCTATTGTAATTAATTACTTCTTCTGAACCATACTCAGATCCATTTGCAGTCAAGTGGACTGAATCAATAGACCCTCTGAAAATTGGTTGAATTTTTGCTGAAAAATCTTGTCCTGATAAAGTAGAAATACCAATATTTCCAATAACTTTAACATCAATAGGGGGATAGTTAAATGAATGTACACCAGATCCGACAGATTTTAAATTAATGTATTGGTCTGAATCTAGATAAAAGGATTTGCCAATGGTTCCTACACCAACTTGAGCAATCTTAAAAGAATCATTATCAATCTTTTTAATTACATAACTTTCGTCAGAAGTAAGACCATCAACTGACAATCCTGAAGAAGAATATTTAACTTCATCACCTGTTGAATAACCATGTGAATTAATATTGACAGTATCTGCCGCAGTATTGATTCCAGATACTGTTGTTGTTCTTTGTTTGTTTGTATATCCTTCGCCAGAATTACTTACAATAATATTGGAAATAATACTCTTCTTTTCGACAGATTTAAATCTATGAATTCCTACACCATAATCTGTTATAGTAATTGTATTAATTCCTGAAATAGAATCACCTTCTGTTTTGTGAAGTTTTATATTAAGAGCATCAATAACAGAAACATAATATTTTGCATCAGTTGTCAGTCCAGCAACACCAGTTTGACCATCAGACAAATAGATTACTTGCTCATTATCTCTAAACTTGTGGAAAGTACTAAATCCGATTGTATTTGTAAAAATATTTAATTTTGATGCATCATCGGTTACAAAAGGAGAAATATGATCAACATCAATCATATTCACTTCTGCTACTGCATTGTTGCCGTTTCCGCCAGTAATATTGATTATAGGGGTATTTACATAGTCAAATCCCGGATCAATTATTTCTATTCTTTCTAAAGAACCAGTAACAGCACAAATGCCGGTTGCTCCTATACCCAAAGAATCTTCTATACTAAGACTTGGCGGATTAATTACATCATATCCTGTTCCAGAAGCTGTTACGTCAATATTATCAATTTGTCCATAAAATATATTTTCAGATGACTTATGGTTTAAAACTTCTACACCATTTACAAGAATTCCAACCTTTCCTGGATTTGTTTCATAAGTTTCGCTTTTATCAACGGGTTTCTTTATTTCTCTAAAAATATTTTGTGGTTGTAAAGTTTTTCCTTGAAAATCATAATATGAAAAAGTATTAGAAGTTACTATTCCAGATACAGAAGCAAATTTATTGTTTACAATATTAGATGGACTTTTTGCTAATTTAAAACTTGTCGAATCAACTCTAGAAACATAATAAAGACCTTCATCCAAAGTATCAAATTTACTTACAGATTGTGTGAAAACATTTTCTTCATCAGTGTTAATATCAAGAATTGATTCTCTAAATGGAGAATAGTAAATTCTATCGCCTGTGTAGAATCCATGATCAGTATTTGATGTTACCGTAAATAATTCACCATTAAAATTTCCCGAGATATTAATTTTTTTATCATAAGGATCTAAAACTTGATCTCTATAAAATGGTAATGAATTTGATGCAACTAAAACATCATCATTATAATTTGTATATGTATTTTGTACATCTGCAGTATTTTCATTTAGAGTGGGATATATTGAAGAATTTACCTTACGAATAAATCTGGATATCTCTAAGATTGAATCTAAATCAAGAGGACTTACAGACTGTATGACAATTGTTTTACTATCTTTAATATCTAAAACTTCACAAATAGTTGATCCACCAGAATCATCTGTTGCTAAAAATTTGTCTCCTGCTTTAAAGGTATGTCTAACATGCAACTCTAAATCATAAATGAAACTGGCAGAATCTACCTCAACTATACTTTTTGATAAGTAATTATTTGCAATATTATCAATCCAATTGCTATTCCTTACTGTTCTTCTTGAAATTCCTAAAGTTTTTATTTTTGCAGTATCATCTTTAGAAAAATAGTAAGTATCATTTAATATCTTAATTTCATCAAGAACATTTCCAATTCTTACTGTAACTTTGTCTCCATTATTTCCTGAAAATCCATAAGCAAAAATATTTAACCTAACATCTGTCTTTGGTGAAATATTGGATTGTAGTCCACTTACATTGTAAAATTGAGTTACTGATTTTCCATCATAAGTTAGAATGACCTCATCACCTGAAGAGTCCAAATATACTAATGTACCAGATTCTGGAAATCCAACAGTAGAATCAACATCAATCACAGATGATCCCAGAATAACTTCATTGATAATTTTAGTTTTGGGATGTGTTACAAATTCTCCATAAATGGATCCATCAAGTGTAATATCTTTATTGAAATCACTATCAAAGCTTAATTGATAAAATATTTTTCCTCTAATTTGTAATTTTTCTACATCAGTAATAGAAGCATAAGAAGTTTTTACACCGTACTCCTCATATTCATCCTGATAAAGAGTATTATTCAAGAGACTAATCGGATCTCCGGAAATTGCTTCAACAACTATGTCTCTAGTTTTTCTATATCCAGCATCAGATGGTCTGAATAGATAATCTTTTGGTTTTACTATATCAACATTCTCACCATAAAGTGCTCTGAAAAGAATTTTAAAAGATCTATCTGTTCCTTTAGATGTATAAAAATCTTTAGACTGTTTAATAAAAAGATTTTGGTTTAATCCAGAAGATAATTTGCGATCAGAAAAACCAGGTAAAAATTGTCTTTTAATTTTTGTCAAAAATTCTTTTAGAAATAAAGAACTTAGATTAGTAATCTTAGCATTTGCTTTGTGACTAGAAGCGTCTGTAGACGCGAATACAAGTTCTTCGGGGTGATTATCCTTATGATAGGATTCAACGCCACTGAAACCCCTTACACACCCCTCAAAGGTTCTATTTGTTTTACTTGTGTATGTTATTATCTCATCATCAATTTTTATGATACCATACCTATCGGGGAATCCATCAGTAAAACTACCACCAACAACAGTAATCGTCTCATCAAAACTGGTTATGTCAAATAAAAGAGTGGTACTATCTGCAGTATTATAATTATTATCGAGTTTTATGTATTCATCAATGTTCTGAATGATATCAGAACTTCCAGATGTATATTCCTGAGAAATATAATATTGCTTTAAAAATTCAACCAGAAGTGGTGATTCTTCTGCTACAAAATCAGGTAATTGATTCTGAACAACTGATTGGATTTTAACTCTAGTTTCTGACATATTCTTAATATCTTTGTCTTAGTAGGAAGAACCACCAGAAGTGGAAGTAGTAGAACTTGATGTATATGATGTGCTAGATGTAGTGGTAGTAGTAGCTGGAGTAGAAGTAGTTGTATTACTAGTTCTAGCAGCACTAGTAATAATCTGGTTATTGTTGGATACTACAATTGGACCACGAACAAGAGACCCATTAGAATAACTAGAAGAAACTGAATAACCACTTCCAGAAATATCAGATCCAGAAGATATACCATCAATTAACATATCAATCTGCATGTTACTAGTATCTAGTTGCAAATAAAGATCCTGCAATCCAATGACATCATTTGAATATGGATAAGCAGAAATTTCAATTATAGGAACACCTTTATTGAGGGCAGTAGAAACAATATTAATTGGATATAACTTTATTTCTCCCTTTATGTAATCAATAGTACCAACGTTTCTTTTTACGATTTTCACTTCTGTTGGCGATACAAGTTTAATAAGATTCACAATTCCAGTTTCCAATCCAGAATTTGGAACATCTTGTAAGTATACTGATCCACCAATACCATTTACAGAGAATGCTGAAGATTTAATATTATAACCTATTTTTCCGCCATGAGTACCATGCCCATGATTTTTTACATGGAAACGATTACCGAAACATATTTCATATTCAGCGAAAGCGTTTAATGATGCTTTCATATCTCTTCTCATTACAATATTTGTAATATTTGAAGTAATTGCAGTGTTACTGTTATCGATTAAATTTAAAAATTTACTATATTTAAATCTTGCTCCAAATTTATTTAATTCTGTAGAATTTGCATATGCATTAATATTAGATGAAAGAATAGTTTTTACTTCATCTGAAGAAGATGTTAAATTTGAATTATAGTAAACTTTTGAATCTATTTCGACATAAAGATATTTTAAATCAACAATTTCAGGACTAATTCCAGATACAGAATATTTTTTAAGTTCTCTTTTTATATTATCTTTAGTTAGGTTTGAAAGATATCTATCATTGTATGGTTTAACACTTATAAAAACTTTTCCAAATTGTGGTGGTGTTAATTCTTCCCCACCATAGGCAGAAACTGATTCTGTTTCTGGATAAACGATTGGCAAAAGTGCCTCATAATCTGCAGATGTAACTGCTCTATTTCTTGATGCAAAAATTTGTGTTGAGTATTTCTTAATTGATTCAACACTTTCAATATCACTACCCAAACTGGATGGTTCTGTCGTCGAAAGAAGAGATATTCCAGAAGTAACTATTCTATTTGATTGATCTATTAAAGTTCCATTGAAAACCAGAGAAGAGATCCCGTTTGCCATGGATCCATTAGTAACATTATAACTTACTTCAATAAAATTTGGTTCTTGTAGTTTATTTCCAAATATTCCATCACCAAATATTAATTCATACTTCTCATCTGCAGTTTCTTGAATAAAGAACACTGCAGAATCGGATTTTACATCAAATAAACTATCAGCTAACTGATAATTTCTTATTACTGAAGAATTTTGTGTTGGTCTTACTACAACTGAAAGTGTACTGGTATCAATACCTGTATTTCCTAAAATATATCTTTGATTACTATTAAGAGAACTTACTGTGAAATTTTCTCTAACTCTTGTTCCTTCAAAAACTGAAATATTATTAAATTCTGCAATATCATTTGCAACTGATACTGTAATATCTGCAGGAATCGTAAATGAATAATTTTCATTATTAAAATTACGCGATGTGCATACAACACCAGACTTTAATGTGATTTGTGTTGGTTTATTTGCAAAAGTTGATGTATCTACAAAGA